TCTGGTAAACACCATCAATGTAGATTTGCAGATTGCCCTTAGCACCCGGTGCTGTGGACAGGGTGAAGGCTACAGTCGTGCCATCGCCAGTTGCATTGTTGGTAATGTAGTTGGCTCCCAGAATGGCTCCAGACAGCCCTGAAACGAAACTGGCAGTAGAGGTAGCTTGTGGATTGCCATCCGTATCAAATGTTAATACAGCATCAGCACGACTAGCAGCCGATGGCAATTCCATGTTAATGGTAGTTGGGTCCGACTCAGGTGCGCGGATTGAACGAGCATACCCATCTTCATTTTGCTGAACCTGAGCAGTTAGGCTATCTAGTTCAGAATTAAGCTGAGTGATATTAAATGGTCCATTGGTCGGAAAATCAGTAATCCGCTCAATAGGAACATCACGAACCAAGGTAATCGTTGAGTTGGTTACGCCTGTATTTAGTACAACTGTACCGCCACTAAACCCACCATCTGCCGCAGTGCCAGTAATTGTGTAGTCGGTCGTTAATGTCTTTAGCGTAGAGCCAACATAAACCTTAATGTCACTGTCGGCAAAGTAAGCAAACGGAATCGAGAAGTTAGTAGTCGATGTTACGCCGACACTATACTGAACTCGTGGTGCTGTATCTGGTATGGTCACATGAGCCATTTGTTAATCCTCAAGAGTTTCAGCAAGCCCACGCTGCTGTCTTGTTACAATATCATCCCACCAAACAACATTGTTGAATGGTAACGCATACCTATAGGCTCTCGCTTGTTCCGATGCCGTAGCATTAGGATCAGATACAGCATACAAAAGCTGTAAAAATTGCGATGGAGCCGCGCCAGCAATCGCGCCAGTTCTCGATGCCCAGTTAGTATCCTTAATAATTGGATTAAATCCAAGCATAGGACGCAAACCAAATTGATTGCCAGAGGCAATTTCTAGTGCGCTGTTAATGTCAGAAAAAATACCAAGCACACCAGAAGTTTCTACAGACCGGAACATAATCTCGCCCATATCAAGATCAATGTAATCTGGGCGGCGGGCAGAATCTACGATTGCAGCCAGCGCAACCATGCTCATTGCGCCCAAAAGAGCCGACCGATCACGAGCCTGTAGGCCGCTCATTAACACTCTTTGCGTAGCAGCAAGCCCAAATGAACGGTACTGCATCATCGTTTTGCCAACCGCTTCAGACATAAAATTAAACTTGTCGGCAGCACCCGGCGTAATTACAGCCACATTGACTTCGCTAGCCAAAATTGCTCGGAATCTGTCAACAGCTTCTCGATCTGTCCAGCCTTCGGTGTTGGCTAAAAACAAGCTGTCGCCTTTTTGAGATCCAGCTTCCGTCCATTGACGGGCAAATCGTTTAGCCCAAGATTTACTAATTCCAGCCGCAGCCAATTTTTCAATTCTGTCCTGAGGCAACTTACCAGCCGCCCACAGGACAGAATCCTCAATCATGCGGGATTGAATCATGGCCCCAGAAAACCGTTTCATGCTGTCGGTCCACAATGACAGACCATTTAAGAAAAAAAACGGCCCAGTCTGCTGTTGCGCCCATTTTTCCACAGCGGTCATATTGTGGTATCCACCACCGATGTCATAAATCTGCTGAATTCGAGCGGCAAAAACAGTATCCAATGCTTCGCCAGCCATTTCGACTTCTTTGCCAGCAATGTACCAATCGCTTTTTACCCCCTTTTCTAAACGATCAGTAACATTTTTAAGCAGCCCACCAAATGCTCTTGCGAATCCTTCGCTCATTACAATTTTGGCAGCATCAACAATTGCAATCTGTGCAGCACCACCCATAAAAGAAAGGGTGTTCCATGTGCGGCCAAAAGCCAGTGCGCGCTCATGCAGGGCATCAGGGTTTTCAGGGATGCCATACAAACCCAAAACCTTGTCACGCAAAGTTTCGGCAGCCTTAATCATTCGCTCGCCTTCTGCCCGGATTGCGTCTGCCTTGCCGGGATTCGCAACAATTTCCTCGTCAATCATCTGACGCAGCATGGACAACTTGCTGTCAATTCTGTAGTCACCAAATTTGCGGGCCATTTCTACGACTGGACCCATGCGCATCGTGTAGTGATGAGCAACGGTTTCAATATCCAGTTCCATGAAATCAGTGTATTCACTGTGGTTAATATCAAGTTTTCTTGATATAACAGGAGAAGGTCCACCAAGGCCAGCTACATTGCCAGTTTCAAGGTCGCGCTCAATTAACTCAATTTGTTTTTCACGAACCTCGCGAATAGTTAATCCATCCGCAAATTCTTGGTCGCCGCGAACTTTAATTTCATCGCGGTATTGCTCAATGCGATTCTTGGCAATAGCTACCTTGTCGCCTTTGTTGATAAGGCCAATGCCATCGTTAAAGGTTGCAGCCTTTTCAATGTTAACAATAGCTTCATCAACACGAGCAGCAATAGCAACCGGGCTATTATCAAATGGAACATACTTGCCATTAATGTAACGACCAGATTGCTGCATAAAATGCGCAGTCAATTTCTGACGCAACAACTCACGATTTTTGGCAACCAAGTCTGCTCGCCACATTACATGGAAGTAACGCTTGCGGTCCCCTGAGTCAATGGCCTTTGCCATGTCAAGGGCTTGTTCAGCTTCATCAAGATTTCTTAATGCAATTTCTAATTCTTTAGGTTTGGCTTGCCCCTTCATTAGCGTATCAACACGAGCAGAAGCCTTATCGACATTACGCTGTGCTACGCGGACAGACTGAAATACATTTAATTCTTTGCCAACTTTTTCAAATTCATCAAATAGCGCGCGCCAGCCACGAACCGCCTCATCAACAAATGGATTGTCGGTAGGCGCGTCATTGTTAAACATAGCCTTAGAAACGCTTTGTTTAAACTCATCCCACGATGCTTTGCCATCCTGAGGTTTTTTACCTACAAGCGGCATATTCTGTTTAAATACTTCTAAATAACCCTGTCCTCTAGTTGCATCTATATCCTTCAGATACCGCATGTAAATTTTGCGAGTATTGTCAACATTGCTACGAAGGCGGCCCATCCACTTTTTTGCTTTCATTTCTACAGACACATCCATAGCAATGCCATACTTAGCACCAACAGTGCGCAAGCCCGGTGATCCACCTAATTGCCAAGCCATCTGGATAAATTCTTTTGCCAGTCTTGGTGACAGCTCACGGAACTTAGTGTTGTTTAAGGCATACCAAGGAAGCTGATCCCACTTAAGTTTTTCCAAGCCAATGCCAGTTGAAGCAAGCGTCATTAACTCAATGTCGTCAATCTGACTAAGATCATCAATCTTGGTGTTAACGCTGTCTAAATCATTTCGTTGACCAATGCGTTTTTCTTCGGCGGTAGCAATAGACTCATCCAGCTTTGCAGCTTCTTTGTCTAACTGGTCTGCCTGATTTAGCCACTTAGTACGAGCATTGTTCTTGCGACCGTCTGCACGAAACTCAGGTGCTTCTTCTGCTTTCCGGCGCAATTCCGCTGCTTTAGTTTGTTTGTCTGATTTCTCGCCCTTGATTCGAGCAATCTCATCTTCGGTTACTTTTAGGCGTTCTTCTGCCATGCGCTGACGCTCTAGGATTTCTTTGGGAATCCCAACCTCTAGCACATCAGTAACACGCGCTCCTGATTTACGCAGGGCGTTTTCAAAGATTGACCGCTCTAGAATTGACTGACCAACCGGATCTAATGCAGGTGCATTTGGATCTTTGGCAAAAACTTTCTGACGACCAAGTTCGCGTTCCAGCATAAATTGGACATACCGATCTTCGCCGCCATTTTCATCAAACCATTTTTTCAGCTTATCCATATCAAGATTGCTGAATGTAGTTCCTACGCGCTCACCTAAACGAGCCATCACTCCTTGCAGCAACTTGCCGGATCTGTACTCGGCACGGATTCGCTCTTCATTAACACGAATCTCACCGGTTTCCCTGTTAACAACAGTGTTTCCGGGAGCCTCTAAATCATTAACAAATCGAAAGCCTTGGCTTGCTGCGGTATTGTTTAGTTCGTTAGACGCTTCTTCAAAAGTTTTTGGCTGCCCAACAGGGCCATCAGAATGCTCAAGAAGGTTCCTATAACGCTCTCCCATGCGATCAATTACAGTTTTTGGCTCATACCCCATGTACTTTGTTGTGCGGCCCATTGAGCCTGCCACTCCGCCTAAAGCCGTGCCAAACATGGTTCCAAAAGTAATACCGACCATCGTTTCTTCTGTGGTTGATGTCGGGTCAATAGAATGACGCAAACCTTCGGATGCCGTAATGCTGGCAGCGACTGGGCTAAAACTTTTTTGCACACCACGAACAAAGCCGATTCCTTTTGCTAACGGAATTGGGAGGTAAGTTACCGGGTCAACAAATTGAGATAAAAACCGAGTAGGGCCAGCACCACCAACTTCTAGTTCGCGGCGCAAATTGTTATTTCGGCGAGCTAATGTACGCAGGTAGTAGGATTCTGCGCTGGAATGAGCGTCTATTACATATGGCTCATATCCTTTATTTTCAGGGTCAGCAAGCGAATTGTAGTTTTTGTCATCTACAAACTTGCCTTTTTCGTTAATGGCTTGAGCGTAAGAAGCGGCAGCCATAGCAGACTGGCCAACCCAAGTGTCCAAGTAAAAAGAGCGCGTAAGATTATCCATCGCGCTCCATTGACCAGAAACACCACCAATACGACGCTCATCACCGGGAGCATAAAATCCCGGAATGGTCTGCATTGGGTCTTTATTGTCCGCCATTTGGAGCCTCAATAATCATATCTGGTTCTGCTACAACATTAGCACCTTTTCGCGGCGCGAAGGTTATTGGATCAAGATCCGGCAAATCTTCTAGGCGTATTGTTGGTTTTCTTTCAAGCACGCATCCAGTGCCATTGTTAACAAATCCCGGAGGGCATCCAGTTTCTTCAAGATATCGCTCAGCACCAATACGCATAATTCGCATATTCTGACCAAGCGGAGCCGTATCATGGAACTTAATATCAATTGGCTGTAGGTCAATGCCTTTTTCATACAAGCCCAAAACATTCTCTGGGTAGTAAGTCATAGCATTGCGAATATATCGCAACGCTGAAAGATCCTCAGCAGTACGATCAACTTCTTCTGCATCACCAAATGCACGAATTTTAGACTTGTTGTTAAGACGCTCAATTTCCCTGTCAACCGCAATAATGTTGCTCTTGACTCGTTTTAACTGATAATTCGTTTCACGAAAATCAACCTCGATCAAGTTGCCATTGTCATCAAACATATCAATAGGAACATCTGAGTCTGGCATTTCTGGATCAAGATCACGATTGCGTGATACCAATTTATAAATTGGTTTATTGTTGTTATCTAGTCGGCTTACTTGCAATTTAACTTCGGTTTTAATTTCACCGGGAGTTGTGCCTGCACCATATCCTCTTTCAAGAAAATGGAATTTGTTTGCATCAGCACGAGAAGATATAAGCTTGTCCCGCACAATTGCTTTAATGCTGGGCAACGACAATTCTGAGTATTGTTTTTGAGCAGGAAACTCAACCCATTCTTTGTATGCGCCAACCATTGTTACATCGTCATACGCCCACTGCTTTTGCGTTAACCGTTCAAATGCAGTTTGAGATGCGTTCTTTCCAGCAGACTTAGCATCGCCACCAATTTGTTCGTATGCTTCTAACGCAATTGTCATGTGCTGATCGCGCATACGGGGAGGAAGTTGCGGCAAATCTTCAAAATATGAAATATCGCCTTGACTTAAGAATACTTGACCCTGAAAGAAAGAACGATCTAATTCTGCATTCAAGCCTTCTACAATGCCTTGCTGAGTTTCACGATCAAGGTCTTTGTAAGACATAACCTTTTCGCCATTAAATACAGATTTAATATCCTGTAAAAATGAAGCATCGGTTGGAAATGTCCCTGCAACATCAATCTTGTTACGAATATATTTGTAGGTGCGATAAGCCTCGTCACCCATTTGTTTTTTCAGAGTATCGTTGGTTAAATAATTCTTGTGAATATCCATTGCCTGAAAAACTTTCATGGCACGCTGCAAGCGTTCTGGACTCTGCTCTACCCCAACAATTGCATCTTTTAGTTCTGTTACCAAACCCGGCAAGACAATGCCTTTTTCAAAGTACGGCGTTGCTCTTTGAATTGACAAAGTAAAATCTTGCTCAGACCAATTGTTGTCTGGAAACTGTTGATCAAAAAAACTCTGAGCGTATTCTCTGGTGTTTTTTGCCGGGTCAGTTGTTCCAGTTTTAGTGCGCACAAGTTCAAAAAAATCAGCCTGACCAGGCTTTTCTTTTGTTAATGCGGTATAAGCATCTTCAAGAATCTTTGCCTGACCTTTCAAAAAAGCTACGCGATCTTCCAGCGAACCATACGCAATGTATTCTTCGCGGCTTTTCATGTCGTCAAGTCTAAAGTCTGCAATTTGCGCAATGACTTCTGACCCAAGAATCTGCTCTGCACGAGTAGCAGCAAGCAGCAATTCCTGTTCTTCATTGGTTATCGTTACACGACTTTGAATATTCTGATAGCTTCTTAGGGCATCCTGAATAAATGATTGACGAACCTGAGGATCAAGCGTTTCAGCTTTTGCCTGTACTTCACGCGCACGATTTCTAGCATCAATTAAAGAATCATAATCACCAGAAATAGACGCTTGAGTTGCCGTGTTTTCCAACATGGTTAACTCATTTGTTAATGCTGTGACAGCAGCAGCATTGGTATTTTTAATTGCAATGTATTTGCTGTAAGCAATCTCGTATGCCTGACCAGCCAATGTTTGGCGTTCGCCAACATTAGGAATAATGTCTGCAATTGATTTGCGTACAGGTACAAATGATTTAGTAGCTGAATCATATTCAGCAACATCAACCTGAAAGTCGCCAGTAATAATTTGACCAGATACAGCTTGTGCTGATGCAATGCTTTGCTCAATATCACCGCTACGAAATCCAGACTGGATCTGATTAATTACAGCACCATCTGCAAACTTGTTTGCAATTGCAGCAACTTCAAGATTAAACTGCTCTTGGTTAATTTGATTAAGGCTTAATCGCTGATTCTGCAAATCAACCAGCTTGCCTGCTTCTTTTAGCGCACCCGGATCTGTTGATCCAAACTGAGATAATTTGTTAACAAGCCGATCCATGCCCTGAGTAATAAGGGTTTGGCGCAAAGCATCGTTTTGTCTAAAGGTACGATCACGATTCTGCTGTTGCAGGTTAATGAATATGCCATTCTGCCTAGTGCGCAAATCTTCTTCTACAAGACCACGCAGCGGACCCGGCAAATCTTTAACAGTTTGGCGAATGTAGGCTTCTGACTGTGCCTCAAAACGCTTGTAGTCTAAATCCTGCAAACGCTCTGCTTCAAAATTACTCAATGCACGCGTAGCAGTTTCACGAGCGGCATTTAAATTTCTTTGAGAAATGGCCTTGTTCCACGACTCGTTATACGCAGAACCAAAAGGACCAACATCACGCTCTTCAATTGGCGTGTAAAATTCTGCTTGTACTGGATTGCCATCAGAATCTGGAATGTACTCATTCTTGTCATCAAGCAATACACGGCGTTGTTTTTGGCTGGGCAAAGAAGAGGCATCTTCTTGCGCCTTTTTCTTTAGTTGTTCTGCGCCATACGAAGTAAAGAATTGCTGAAACTCTTGAGCAGTCTTTGATGTTTCCATCAAGCCTTTGGCCGCATCACGCATACCCGACATCTGTACGATGCCAATTGGCTTGACAGTTTCAGTACGAGTTTCGCGTTTTAGCTTTGCCATGTTATGAACTCAAGTATTTGTAATCTTTGTACCCGCCAAGCAATGAAGACGCAGCCTGCCCATACGATGCAGTTTTAGCCGCCTTGCCAGACATTTTGGCATTCCACGCACTTAGCTTAAATTTGTCGGCCTGAGCCAATCCCATTAGTCGGATGGCCCCAACATCACGCTCGGCTTCTTCAATATTAGATTCTTTTAATGCCAAGAAAGACGCAGATTCATTTGGATCTACACCCATCTTGGCGGCAGCCAATGCAAGATTTTCAGATTGAGTGCGTAACAATTCACGATTACGCGCATTAGCTTCTTCCTGCGCTTGAAGAATAGCCATGCGGCGTTCTTGTTCATATTGCGCAGCCTCAGCCTCAGCGGCTGCTTGAGCATATTTGCCAGACTGAATTGCTGTGTATGCACCAATACCTGCGCTTGCTACGCTAGCAACAATTGCGGCTTCAACCCCCATTAGAACGCTACCTCCATCATCAGACCCAGCAAAGTAAATTCCAGCGGGACCGTTGACTGAATGTTAATTTGGCCTAGTTTATCCCAGCCAAGCAAATAAAATCGAGAGCGTCCGGTAATTGGCGTTGGTGGCTTAGACAGATCGTTAGTTACCCGGCGAAGAATTAGGTTTGTTCCTTCCACATCTACACCCATTGTGCTGTCTAAAATTAGATCAACCGTGCTAATTTTCTTGGGCAATCCAGTAATCTGACCATCATTAGCCGCATAGTCAGCAGGCATAGTCTTAACGGTAGCATCAAAATTTAAGCCAGCAGTAACAATGTAGGTTTCATAATTGTTTGGCAAGGTGATTCCACCGCCAGCCGTTACTGTTTGATCGCCTAGATAAAAAGCATTCTTGGCATAATCGGCATCAGCGGCTTCTTCATGATCCGCCACAACAGAAACTTCATGACTTGCTAAATGGCTAAATCCAGAAAACGAACCAGTAAGGCTTGCGCTTGTTACAGTTTTTGCGCAATCCAGCGTTACATCTTCGCTAAATTTTTCTAGGAAATACTTTGTTGTTCCGTTGATTGTGCGCTTAACACATATAAACAACTCGCCTTCAAGCGCAGTTAGATCAAGGATTTGACCATCAGTTTCCCATTTGGACCAGCTAGAAATCTGTTCATTACGCGCAGCATGATAAACAGCAAGCGTTCCATCATTATTCAAGAAAAATGCAAACTGTTCCGGTCGATTTTTTAGACCATAAATTACGGCAGAATCTACAATTCCATCAGAGTCCAGAAGGTTTGACGCAATCAGGGAGATTGCATTAGGCGTATAGCCGCCTTCAATTTCTTCCCACTTGTACTCTCGAATTACCTTGCCTGTGCTTTGAACAAACAGCGTAGCCCGGTCAAATGCAACAGGACGAACATCGCCAGTGCCATAAGACGACTGGCGGCGAATGTTAAAGTCAGCAGGAACCAATGGTGAGTTTTCAGATTCAGGGCAGTAAAACTCTGCCTGATCTGTAAATACCTGCAAGTGTCCAGCCGACACTAGATGGTTAATACTGTTAACCTGATCCGATGCAATTGGACTTTGAATGCTTTCGTCATCCAGTGCCTCACCAGTATCAAAGTTAAAAAAGCTAGCTACTTTTGAGCTGAACAGGTGAGCAGGCAAATCTCTCGACCCACCAAACCACAACCGCTGCCCGTGGAACAAACAGGATCTTGCCCAGCCTCTAGCATAGCTAAAGACTTCTTCATTCCAATCGCGGGTTGCTAGCGGACCAACTGTAGATACCGCCGTAACTTGGCCTTCTGCACCAGAAAGTCCGCCCACAGTAGCGTCACCAGAACCCTGAGTTTTGAATAAAACCTTTTTAAGGTTTGCAACCCGGACATATCCAGAACCAATTTCAACAACTTCACCTTCTGCCTCCGAATCTGTTTGGGTTATGACTTCGCCAACTTGGAAGCTAGAACCAGAACTAATTGTTAACTGTTGGTCAGCAAACAATTCTTCTTGAACTGTTCCGGTAACAACGGTGCTAGAGGTGTACCCGGTAATTTCTACCTGCCTGTTATGTACAGCAACACGCGCACCCACATGGTCAGCATTCCAAACAGCAGCAGAGGTTGTTAATGTAATGCTGCCAGTCCGCCCACTAGGAGTAATCGTGACTTCATCACGAGCAAATTTGTACATTGGGGCGTAGATTTTTCCGCCCGACAAATCTTGATCGAAATCAAAATATGCGCCAGCAAATGAAGATGCTCCAGTACGGGTAATCACCGTCATTGGGAAGTCTTCATGCGTAATGATTAATACATCGTTACGCTGCGTATATCGCAATTCGTAAAGGTTTGTTGCGTCCCAGTCAAATCCAGTTACGGTGTCCAACAATGAGCCAGCCGTGCTGTAAAACCGTGCTTCTCCGGCAGACAGAGCAACAATATAAAGCTGAGATTCGTTAAAGATAAATGGGAATAAACGAACCGCTTTGCCAATATCTGCAAGGTATTCAGTACCGGGGCGGCGTTTAATGCCACCCTGCACTAGCTGCATAAAGTTAGTTAGCGTTTCAACACCATTGCCATAGGCTTTAGTGTCAGATCGAGCCGCCATCAAGGGGTCAAGTTGCCCAGACGAAAAGTTGGTCTGGAGGGTTCTTACCCTTCTCATGGCTTACAGCCTCGCGTTAGTCAGTCGGGTCAGGTTAACCTTTCTGGTTGTTTGAGAAGCTGAGTCGGTATGGCGCGCTTTACGAATCTGAAGTTCAGCTTTTTCTTCCATTAGCTGCGCAATGTCAGCCTGCATGGATACACCAGAAGCCAGCGCAGAAGCCAGTCGATACTCAATCCCAAGCCGGAAATAGGCGGGCCAATCAATTTCATCAGCCCGGTAAATACCATCCAGCACAACCACATCATTTTCGCCAGCATCACAATAGATGTTGTCATCGTAGCGGTCATACTCGATGTTGTAATCGTTCACCGTGATAGCGCGAACCATCAAGATGTCAGTAGGAAGTTGGTAAGCAGCAGTCCACCGTGCGCTTGGCGTAGCTGTTAACCGATTCAAAGTGCGCTGTGCCATAGCAAAACGCCAAGGAAAGGATGCTAATTCTGATTCTACAATCTCATCGTAGATTGCATTCAATACAATTCCTTCGGAGGAATCATCATTGAACGAAGTAATTGGTTGCATACCAATAAGCGCACAGGCTTTTTGGGCTACAGCAATTGCAGTTGAAGCACCCATTTAAAACTCCAAGAAAAGGGGCGGCCCCAAAAGACCGCCCCGATTCATCAGGTTCCGTTAACTACAGTAACGGTCGTTGCACCAGTGGCACTAGAAACAACACACACATCCACAGTCGGGGTGCTGGAATCAATCACGAGGATTGCATCACCCTTCTTGAGAGAAGCGTAGTAGCTGTTAAAGTAGCCAGAGGCGGCAACAGCAGCGATAGCATCAGCAGACTTGTACACATAAAGTGCCTCGTCACCGATGTTCATGCGCTTCATATTGTCAGCGGAAAATGCCATGGTTCACCCCCTTAGGATTCAGTGTGCTTGAGGATGTAGCAACCATTGTCGTCAATCAGGACTGCGCCCTGCGACATAGAAGCTACCATCAGGTGAGCCTGTTCCTTGCCCTGCCAAGTTACATCCATGCTCACTTCTGCGCCAGAAGCAGCACCAACCGCAGAACGGTGGTATGCCAGCGAGTTGCGAACACTAGAAGCAACGCTCAGGCCAGAGTGAGTCATCACGAAGAAGGACATGAAACGCTTAGCAGAGAAGCCAGCACCCTTCCACGGCAGTTCAGCTTCCGGAACATAGTCACGGCTTGAGAACTCAATCAGACCCATCAGGTCAGTCCAGCCCTGCGGGGAAACCAACAGGTAACGCTGACCATCATCAGGCACATCGCCTTCACCAAAGGCTTCGTAGATTTCTTCCAACTTAGCCTGAGTGATTGCACCAGTACCAGTAGTCGAATTACCAGAACCATCAACTGCGTCAATGATAAGCTGGTCAGACTTACGGCCCAGAGCAGCAGACAGAGAAGTAGAAACAGCAGCGCGTTCGTCATGCTGGATCTTCAGCTCGTCCAGCTTGTCAATGTATTCACCGAGATAGTAATCGGTCAATGAGCATTCGACATTGCTGTGAGTCAGGTTAGCGAGCGGAACCTGTGCATTGCGTGACTTAACGCCAGCTACGCCAGTACCGATCTTTTGGAAGGTGGTTGATTCACCCTTAATATTGGTCTTACGACGAACAGTGTTGAGTAGCTTGGCCCCCATGCGCTGATATGCAAGATGAACCTCGCTTTCAAACTGTTTTACAAAGGCAGTATCAATAGTGTTTGCCATTACAGTTCTCCAGTTGTTAAAACAAAATCAGCGGTTGTCCTCTGAATTTCCGTCCTAGTTACCCTTGGGGCTAGGACTTCCGGCAGCGGGGCCACGGACACAGAATAATCATGCTTATTCCGGTTAGCAAGTACTAACTAACCAAAATGTTTTTGCCACATTTTTGTGACTTCGGACCGATATGCGTCATCAATCTGTCCCTGCTTCCAATATCGGGGATCATCCATCATCTGACGCAGCTTATCTTCGGACATAGATCCGGTAGATGGCTCGCCTTCAAACTCAGATAAAGACGGTTCGGCCTGAATTCCAATAATTTTTTCCAGTACTTTGATCGAGTCAGCGTTAACAGCAAAATCTGCCATTACATTGTATTCCTGTTCTGACAGATTCTTGGAAAGCCACATATCTACACGGTCAACGCGAGCCTGTCCGTTTTCTCCGAGGGTATTAAGTTCGGCTTCACGGTTAGGTAATCCGCCAAAATGGTACTCAAAATACTTGTTAATGCCTTCCTGAAACTCATCTTGAGTCAGGCCACGGCTATGAGCCGTTTCCTTCCACCAGCCCAGCATTGGGTCGTCATCTGTCATCTGGGCTTCCCACCCATTTGGCAGGTTTTCTAGTTCAGGAACGGAATATTTGTACTTGTCAGCAGACTCAGGTACGCCTTCTCGCGGCTTACTAAGTTCAGTTTCAAGTTCTTCCCGCAGGCTAGATGCTCGCTGGCTAAACTTCTTTTCCAGTTCTGTATAAGACTTTGCTAATCCTTCTACATTTGGCTGGTTAGACTCTGTATTCCAGAATTTTTCTGGCAGATATTCAGGACGAGGAACCGCGCTAGGGGTTGCTTCACTTGATGCTTCTGCTTCTGGTGCAGAATCAGTTGTCATATCGCTCATGGCTGATTTCCTTCTTTGGCGCGCTTAATGCGCTGTTCAATAATGCCGACCAAGAACCGCTGGCCCTCAATATGAGCCAGTGAATTCGGGTCAAAGTTCGGCCCCATCACCCTTTCGATGCTAATCGACCGGAGATATTTCAAAGCAAACTCGCCGTTTGCCCCAGAAAAACACAAGGCAAGTGCCTCGTTAATTTTGTTTTCTGCTTCGTCAGAACGCTGAATGCCATCAATCAAGGCATCATTCCTTTGGCTGCTTCAGCCATTTCAATTACGGAACCCGGAGATTGCTGCTCCATAGCCATGGCCTGTTGCTGAGCTTGTTGCTGCATCATCATGCGCTGAGTTTCATCAATCAGGATTTTTTGTGGAATTTCGTACCATTCCGCCAGTTTCTTGATCGTTTCATCAGGGCTAATAAACTGCGATGCGGCCTGCGGACCCATGGTTTGCGTAACCAATCCAATGAAGTTTGTTAACTGCATAATGTCTTGGTTGCGTTGCGCACGAGCCAGCGGAGATTTGGCAACAATCTTAACTTCGCGGCCATCTATCTTTGGAATCTCAATCTTGCCCTGCTTTTTCAAGATAGAAATGACTCGGCGCAATACAGGATTAACAAATTCTGCCTGCAATCTGCCATAGGCAGAGCCGATAATTTCAGCCAGATTAGACTGACGCGCCGCTACTTCGGTAGCTGACATTGGCGTAGTGTCGGTCCGGCCAAGGTCTTGGTTATACAGCGCACGCTTAATGTTTTGCTGCATATTTTCAATAATAAGCTGCGAAACATCGAACTTAGATGGGGACTGGATAGCCTCAAGACCGCGACTATTCGGGCTTCTTGGGACAATTGTTCCCGGAACTAGCTGGATTGTATCAACATTAATGACACCATCATCGTCTGCCTGCCAGATACCACCAATCGCCATCTGAGCATTTTCTAATACAAGCTGCATTGTCAGATTACAAACCTTAATTGCAGGCAATGCGTTCATCAGAGGACCGCGACCATAGATTTCACCCGCTGCTTTTGACCAGCGGAAGTTAACCCAAGGCCGAGAGCCTTCACCTTTGAATGAACCTTCAATAATTTTGGTCTGCGACTCCAAATCAATGACACAGTAGTTGTGTATTTCTTGTGATCTGTCGCTCCAATCACGATATACAGCGTCAATAAACGGAACATCCGCCTCAGGATTATTACGGATTTTAGCTTTTAAAGACTCAGACAGCTTGGCTTTAGGCCATACCGTCATAATGTCTTTAGCCTTAACGCTGCGCTCACGAAATACGCCATCAATCTGGTCAAACGGGCCAGAATCCAGAATAGTCTGGCTTAGCGGTACTGACAAAAACTTAATCGGATTGGTTTCATTGCCTTCTTCGATCAGCATATTGGCCGTGCCAACTGCTAGATCAAGGAATGATTCATGCACTTCCTGCGAAAAGTTAGAGTTCTGAATGATCTCGCCAACATATTCGGTGATTTCATCCAGTTCAGACTGCACTTTGTTTCGCAATTGAAGTGGAATATCTGAACCCGGCTCAAGGCGAAACCATGTTGCATAGTTTGGAACAATGCCGTACTGCAATCTGGATGCAAATTCTTGCACACCTACGACTGCTGTTTCGTCAAATATCTTATCCATGCGTGACTGTGCGGCGGCTTCCATAAAAAACCCTTCGCGCAGCGGCAATGAATATTCATAGCATTCCTGCCAAACATCAAGCCAGTTTGATCGTGCTTGTTTGGCCTTCGTGTAACGCTTAATGATATAGCTAGGATCTGCCATGACTTACCCCAATTTAGTTCCGTCTTCTTCTTCGTAGCCACGATAACCACTAAGCATTACGCTCTTGCGGCGGCGACTAAGATCAGCCGTAGCCATTGACGCTTCTTTCTTCGCCAGTGAAATCTTTTCCTGCTTGGCCGCTTCCTCGCGTTCTTTGCGAGCGCGCTCCAATTCAGGATCGGGTGGCGGTGCTTTGGGGCTACTAAAGGCTAGTGCTACCGGACCTTCATAGTCAAATGATTCATGTGAAACCTCAACAAGGTCGTCATGCGTCATCTGAAATTCAATGCTGGTGTAAATCTTCATGGGCTATGCTCCAAGCGTATCTTCGTCTTTGAAGCCTTTATATCCAGCAGTCAGCAAGCTACTTAAACTGCCCATGCGACCACGGCGGCGTGATGCACCGCCACCCATTTTTTCTTCTGCCTGCTTTCTAGCAGCAACCACTTCTTCTTTCTTTGGTTCTGGTGGCGGTTCTGGCGGAGGAGGCGGAGGATTGCCACCACCTTTGGTTTCAGATACCGGACCATCATAATCAAAACTATCAGCGGACAGTTCGACCAGACCGCCCTCAGTCATTTGGTATTGGATTGAGGTATATACCTTCACTTCCATTCTCCCTTGTGAATTAGCGTTCCACCTGTCCGCATCATCTCTTTATAGAGTTGCCACGGAGTTAACACAAACAAGCGTTTGATTCCTAGCAAATGCTTGACTGCTTCGGCGCAGTATAGTACGGAGAATCCAAAAACGGAATTTTTGTTACGGCGTGGTCGATAAGAAACAATTGTGGCGTTTCTCTCATTCTTTGCCCAGTTGATTACATCCTTGGCCGCAAGCGGATGGTAGATCCAAGTCTGAAAGAATTTGGATGTCCAGTCCATAAAAATCCAGTGGTAGCTACCCGGCTGGTATCCGATGGCACATACATGCTTGAAACCTTTTCGCGTGTGGAATACATAATCCCACCAGCGGTCAGGCTCATCTTTGTCAATGAACATGACTAACCAATCGAATTCCGGCGGCTTAGGTTCGCCCAGCCCTTGTTCTTCCCGAATCCCGCTCTCTGATCCCAGATGTTCCAATTGGACCTCCCATTCGCCACTTGCGCTGGCTTATTGGCATTGGTTGTTAATGATCTTCCCTCGCCCGCACCAATAAATAGATACTGCAATGCATCATGCACATGAGAATATTTGTTTTTGCTGGGCTTTTCTTCGTATCGCACCTCGCCAGAAACCGATACTCGGCGATAGTTATAGCCACCACGGAAACCTTTAATCAAGGTTTTGCAAGATGCGTCAATTACAAACCCCGGCATACCGTCTACCATGCGATTGAGCGGTGCTTGTACCGACTCGATTCGCAGAACTGGGTCATTGCTAGGGGCTGGATATGCCTTGATTCCATTAGCCCGCAGGATTTGGAATGGCGTAACTTCGTCTGTCTGGGCGCGGAAGTCACCCGCCGGGTCGCCATAAATATGCAATTCATTTGACGGACAGATTGCCTGAATCTGATTCCTGAGTAATTCCGAGAATCGGACTGCACCCATGTCACGAGTAACAACCTCGTGGAAGATTAGCCAGCGACCAGAACTCAGCCTTTGCCCAAAAGCAGCAGCAGGAGTAAGACCAAAGTCGATACCAATATAAACAGGAAGTTCAGGAATGACACCAATCGGCTCCTTGGATATATGCACTTGCTCGTTAAACATCGGGTAAATAGCCTTGCCAGACTCAATCGTACCCAATTTGTTTAGCACATAGACATCAATCCACGATTTTGTCTTACCTGTAATAATCTTTTTGTAGTAATCACCCGGCAGATTGTGAAAGTTTTCCGCTAGCTGATTACCAATGTACTTAACTACATCGCCAGAATCATTCTTAACTTCGGTCATTCCCGGCGGCTGGTTATAGAAAACCCAGTCTTCTGGCTTAATTAGCATCAGGGCTTCTTCTCTAGGAACATTGTCTGGCATCGGAACTTCACCGGCCATGATCGGCCACCAGTGGTCATCCTCTGGGGCGTTGGTATCGCAGATCACGCCATACCAAGTAGGGCCACCATCCTTGATCGAGGGGTATCGGCCAACACGCATGGTGCAAGCATCAATAATCGACTTAGAAACCTCACGGGCTTCGTTCACCCACACGCCAGTTAGGTCAAGGGACAGCAATTTACGGACATCTTCCTCACGATCTAGGGCTAGGAAGAGCACCTCAAGATCAATATCGCCAATCTTGATGTTGTGGTTGTAGGGTACAGACCAACCAAAGCGTCCAAATACATCCTCAGGAAACCAGTCAATCCATGTCTTAATGGTTGTGGTCCTCAACTGTGGATTGGTATTACGGATTACGGCCCAGCGGGATTTCCGTTTACCATCCTTGCCGGGTTTCTGCGCAGCAGCACGGCGAAAGATTTCAACACAGCAGGCAACTGACTTGCCGCTACCTACCGGGCCACGGACACCACGAAAGAAGTGATCGTCCAGCATAAACTGACGCAAGGTTTCGCCAGCAGGTTTGTATTTGAATTCAAAAGCCATCAGGTTTTAACCTGAATTTTGCCCTTCATCAGGCCAGCGTCCACCATCTGTTTAATACGCTGTTCCATAATCTCCGGCCCCATGGCCTCAATAATTTTGTCGGCTTCCCGGTTCGTATAGAATTCCGGAGGGTTGTACTGCAAGAAAACTTTTTTAGCCACCTGCCTCAGGCGGTTCAGGTCTTCTAAACTTAAAGTCGTCAGGAAGCTCATACATTTCCCTTACCATGCGCTCGATCTCGCGCTGCGGTAGGCGGCACTCTAGTTCCATTATGGCTAACCGCTCGTATGCGTTCTCCACAATGGCTGCAAAATCTAGCGAGTGAGATAATCCCTGCTTCATTTTTTACCGCCTTATGATGGGTAAATTTATGCTTACAGGGTTCCATGTGTAACCTATTCGCCGTACCGCTTCCAGCCCTGCGGCATCTTGTGCTTCCCTTCACCGCGCCAGCCCCGGATGTAATTCCGGGTGTCCGATGGAAGTTCGGCAAGCCTTGCACCCCGGCGTATCCACTTGTCTGTATTACCGACACCCCAGTTATAGGCCGCAATTGCGTGTTCGACATTTCCCTTGTACCGCTTGAGCATGGCCCCAAGGTACTGCTCGCCAAAGGCACGGTTCTTGGTGGGATCAAACAGTTCAGCAGGGCGGATTGGATCAACACCAAACCCCGGCTGGCTAGCCGTAGCAGGCATAATCCCCATTAACCCAGCAGCCCCAACAGGGCTTACCGACTTAGGATTTCCACTACTCTCCACATACTCAACATACCGGGAGAGTTCAGCAAGATCATCAGCCGGAGTTGGACTCGCTGGCTGCGCCTGCATCTCCTGCATCTCCGCCGGAGTCTGCCTCGGCATCGGTTCCATTGCTGGCTGCATCATTTCCATCCGTCTTTCCCTTCTTCTTGGTGCTGACCTGAGTTACCGCTTCATGCGCCTTCTCATTCCGCAAAATAATCTTAGCCTCAATATACTCCAATACCTTCTCTGCCTCGTCCATCTTCCGATTGAACTGGCTCAGGTGATTGTAGTCACCAAAGTCCGCAGACAAACGATTTACAAAATCCCTTAAACGCTTCTTTGTTTCACTTACATCCAACATAGTTAATAACCTTTACAGTAGGAAAATAATTTCTGGGTGGGGTGTTAATGGCCTTTTTTAACAATTGCTAGTTGGTTGGACCATCACGGGAATCAACATGGCGGTTTTTAACCCCCTAGGTCGATCTGAATCTTGACATCACCAGCAACCGCTACCTGAGCGCGATCCACTGGTTTAAAGCCAGCCCGATCTAGTAAGTCTTTGCTCGCCTCTAAAGCTACATACCCTGATTTGTGATCGACGAGTTCAGTGATGCGTCCTAAGGCTCTTGCAGCACCACTTATCAATCCATCTGATATAGCGGCACTGATCGCTTCTTTGATATGTGGTTTTCGTACTGTTTGGTAGATCCAGTCAGGACTTACACCCATCTGCTCGGCGATCTGTGCTTTGCTCCATGAAGTGCTAGTCATCAGGCTTACCAGTTCGGCCTGCTGATCCGTGAGTGGCTGCACTCGCCCGGACTGGGTAGTGACCATCTGTTTATCGTTATCGACATCCATGCACAGACTGTATGTCATACCAGTAATTCGTGTCAACCCTGTTCCGGGTGTTTCTTACCAGCTACGATTAAGTTAACTAGAGCATCGTTCCATTTCACTGTCAATACCCCAGTAGTTATACTGTTTTTCCTAGTAATGCCAGTACCAATACTGATAGTAGTTACTGACATTTCTCATTTAGCCACGGTGTTTCTGGAAAACCTGCACTGCCGTATCTCGGTGTTAGGCAAACAGGTGTCCGGTCTGCGCTCTGCGCAGCGGACTATAGTTGCCCGCTTTTCCTCCCTCGCCACTCGGTCGGAACGCTCGGTGGCAACCGCTCTGCGACTCGCTCCCGGAGCCGACTCAAGAACCGGATGAACACCAGTGAATCGGG